CCCCCATTACTACTTACTTCACCGCAGTTAGTAAGTTTTTTCAGTTGTGGGATGGGCCCTGGACTTAAGCTCCTAACCTCAATCCAATGAGGACTAAAGGAACATAATCTCAAAACCAGCCAGGATATCTAATCGGACATCGTACGTTAGATTCGCAGGTCATAGAGATAAAAATTTTTGTTCTCGTACAAAATTTTCAAAAAATAAACGGGAGATTGTCTAATAGTCCACCTTAATACCACTCAAAAGGTCTACCATGTCTCCGCTGAACACCGGAATAGTTTCCTTACTGAAACACTCCTGATCCATCAGAACATTGAATTCTTCGTAATTTGTTAGCAAAGAAGCAAGTTCTGGCACCGGCTCTTCTAACAAAGCCTTCTCTAGAATAAGTTGGTCTCTTATTGATATAGGAGGGAAACCCGCTGCGCCAGCAGCAATTGGTCCTCTCATACTTTCATTGACAACAAACTCTTTTGGGAAATCCTTTATTGAAAGACATCTCTCATCAAAGTTCCACTGTTTCCTGACAAATCCCAATGCTGTTCTAGACAATGAGTTGCAACCAGATGTCTCCCTACCAATTCTAACGACTAAGGCGCCGAGAACTGGATGACCCGGAGAAGACAAGTGCATACTATAAGCAGCACACCTCTGAATTGCTTTGATATCACGTCGGCTTAAAGTCTTGTTCTTCAAAGTCCAGACCATTTTAATTGATCTACCGACATTCAAATACTTAACACCATCCATCCAACGACATCTCAGAAAATCAACATCTCCTGCAACAGAACCGCACAACTCACTGGAAAACTTGAAACCTAACTCTTTTGATCGGATGATATTAACAGATTGTGGTTCGACAATGCCATCATCGCCTTCTGCTATCATTCTAAATTGAGTTTTGGAACCATTTTCCAAATGATTGTACTTTGCAAGCAGATAATTGATCAACCCATTACCCATACTTGTTTGGAAATCACCTGAATTCCGTGAATCTGAAACAAACGTGCCCGCCGAGGTTTTCAACACACGATGACCATACATGTATTTGACTACCCTACTAGCTAAATCATTCAACCCGGCTTTTAGACAAAGCCGAATCAAACAATAGTTTTCAAGTTGCCTAATCTTCCCAAAAATAGAAGATTCAAACGATGAATAATCAGTCACCAGATGTTTAACCCCTGTCATAACCATGACTTTTTCAAGAAAGGCATCCGGTTCCAAGTTTTTAACCTGGAATTCGGATATCTTCCCCTCATTCCAACGATGAATGATATCTAAAATTGGAATTAACTCCATTTTCATTAAATCACTCATAGTCATAATAAGTCTAGGTCTATTCATGACCACTCCGTCAACGACTTTAGCTGAATTCTCCAACTTGACAAAAGCTGAGTTTTCAAGAAATTTGCGTGGATTGTAACCTCTCAAATAATCAAGATATTGATTTATTGAGGATTCCAAATTTCTCAAAGGAATTTTGCCATGATAATGCTCAGAAAACTGCTTAACACAATTATCTTCACAATCTTTTAAGTCAACGGAATCAACGAGTTTGTCTATCTCAGCCAATGAGAACCGAAAAAATGAGATAACCCTATCTTCTACTAGTTCAGAATTGTCCTTGGACATACTCCTGCCACAAAATGCTGCTAGT